CTTACGATAGTAATTATTGGTTATTAATTCTTGCCTATAAGTAAATACTCTAGTTGGATAAAATATATCGTAATTTTTAAAAAAATTCCATGCATATTCTAAATTTTGTAGAACTAATATGTCGGTATCTAAAACTATAGTTTCGTCATACGGCGTAGCATGATAAAGTTTCCATCTGTGTTCTGTTTGAAATCTACTGTTAGTTTCTGTGTACCACGGAATATCAATAATTTTATCAAATACCCACGTATACTCTTCTGGTACTTGTGTTGATGTAACAACACTTACAGGATACTTGTTTTCAGTGGCAACTAAACTCATTGCACACAAATATGCTTGTTTTACATATTCAGCACCTTCAGCATATAATAGAAATCCTTTACTGCTCATCTATGCACCTGTTTAAACTAAATTTATTCATAACGTGTACATTACTATTCTTCATTTTCAAAGGAACAAACTCTCCTCTAAAATTTTCTTTTTGTAAAAGAATTAATAGTTCGTTATTGTTAATATTCCATAAGACATTTTTATCAGTAATAAAGTATAAAACTCCCGGCATTGATTTTACAAAATCTCCAGACTGATATCCGTTCATGATATGTGATGCAATGCTAAAACTATAATCATTCCTATAGTAAGGACTGCGTAGCTGAAAAACACTATTATAGTGTTTCCAGTTTTCTTGTATATGCTGTAATAAATCAAAAAATATTTTATTAACTGATGTCTTTCTAAAAAAGACACAAGTTGCCCAATAAAAATCTACACTACTATCGGATATTCTATCAAATCTTCCATTACGATTTGTTTGTGTTAGATCATACGATGTTTTGTACATTAATAAATCATGTGCTTGATTAAAGCACTGTTTAAAAGTGTCATTACATATTACTACATCTGTGTCTAATATTAGAGTTTCGTCATATGGGGTTATATCATATGCCAAAGTTCTAGTTTCATTTTTGAACTCTAATTTTTTTTCGATCAGTATACCATCATAAAAAGTTCGACGACCGTGATTTTCAGTTTTTGATAACGTTGTGTTTTCTTTAAGATCAGACTCTTTCCACACAATGCTAATAATATTATCAAATACTTCTTCAGCGTCTGAATATGCTGATAACAAATAAGAAGTACTATCTGTAACGATAGTAGTGGGCAAATCTAAATACTTGCTTATACGTTTTGCAAGAAAATATGCTTGTTTGCAATAATCTATTTGAGCATTATTTCGAGCAAATAATAAAACACCTTTACTCATACTCTACTAATTTCTCCACACTTCGATTTTTACGAAGTTTCTCGTACTCTGCATGATATTCGTTAGTAGAAGTAAAATATGTATTCATTAAGTCAGATAAAAAACTTTCAAGATCTTTAATCATAATTGGTGTTTCATTATCGTCAATTAAAACGATATCTTCATCATTTCCCCTATCTACTAACATGTTTACAAAGGTAATTAAGTCTTTTGTAACAGTAAATTGTCCACCTAAGTGATAATGTAATGTTTGTTCTTTAAATTTTTCTTTTAACATACGCTTTTGATTGTTAAGCGTTACCATATAATTGGAAAAATTAAGTGCTTTTTCTAATCTTTCATCCATAAGAAACTCCTATTAGTCTTTACATTATATACTAATAGGAGCAATATGTCAAGTGTTATATTGGATTATTCGTAAGTATTTGTTTTACTTACAGCCGGATAAGGAAGTACAACTTGAACATCAGATCTTCTTGCACTGATAGTAGTCGTAATCTCTCCTGTGACACTTTCATCTACTAATGCGCCGTACGGTGGTGGTGGGCTAGGATCAGGCCTATCGCCTACGTCATTATCTTCAAGTAGTACTTTAAATTCTAATATTGCGGCATTACCCGAATTAACTCTTGCTTGTATCTTATATCTGTTTTCAGCATATTCTGCATCGTTGCCGCCTTTTTCAAATATAGTTTGGTAAGTTCCAGTTAATCCATCATTACCAAATGTAGCAAGGGTAACGCCAGTACTACTACCAGTTATAGTAGTATAATTAATACCTAGTTGTATTTGTCCTGGATTTTCAAGCATTGCTTTCCAGTCAGTATCTTTTGCGCTTGCGCCACCACCAAATACAAGTCCGTACTCTAAGATAGTATCGACTCTAATTTGGCCTCCTGAATTAAAAAAATGTCTTCTAGCATTAGTATCAGTAAATGTAATACTAAATTCTAAGTCAATGTTTCCGTTCCAGCTAGTAGTTCTGTCATCTGTATCTAAATCAGCAACATCCGATTGTCCTACTGCAATATTAAAACGGTTCAACTCAAGGGTATCCATCAAACTTAAATAATCATTAAATCCGCCTGTTATGTCAGCATTGTCAAAAGTATAGCTTCCGTCAGATGGATCAAACGTTAAATCAGTTCCTGTTTCATCTGCGCCAATAATATCACCTTGGACAATATCTTTAATAGTTATAGGATCGCCTGTTTGGTGCGTAAAAACTTTAGTCATGTCATCATGTAAGTTTTGCATTTGTAATGCTGTTACAGAATCGCCGTCGCCTGCACCTGGGCTAGATGGAGCAGAAACTTGTGAACTTGCTAATGCTTGACCATAGCCAAAATCAGTTGAGCCGTTTCCAAGAACTTGATCAATTCTGCTCTGGAGACCATTATATTGTGATGCTGTTATCGAATCGCCTACATTAACTGCCATTTTTATTTCCTTGTTATATGCGTATATTTATACTTTTAATACACACTCGACTAATTTTTCTTCTTCTGAATTGTTAGTTTCTAGTGCTACACCTACCATCGAAGTTGTTCCTATAGTAGAACAAACTCCATTTTCCCAAGCATACACCGGCATGCCCTTTGATACAGGACCTGTAATACGCACCGGTACACGGCCTTTAAGTGCAACATAGTCGCCATTAGCTTCGGCATTCATTTTAAATGCAGGCTCGTCTGAAATAACACCTATAGAAACATCGCTTGCACTTGCGGCTCTAACTTCACTATCGCCGCCTACTGCAACCGCAGTACCTACTGGATAAGGTTGATCACAAATATATTTTTCTGCTAAGTCAGCGAATTTTGCTTCTAATGCAACACCTCTAAATAAATTAGCACGTAAATCGCCACTTGCATCTCTAACTGCAACCGTATTTGCAGTTGCAGATACATCACCTGCTCTTGTGTTTCCGCTAACAACTAGTGCTGATGCTTTTTCTGATAGTCCAGTAAAGTTAGTTGAATAAATGTTGTTGTACGTTCTTGTTGCGCTACCAAGGTTAACTGTTTCAACTGTTACGCCGTCAGTTTGATATCCAGGATAAACAATATTACCGTCAATTATTAAAGAGTTTCTTAAATTACCGATACTGTCTTTTGCGCTTAAAATAATTTTTGTGCCAACATCATTAGTAATAAATGCTTCATTTTCGTTATCGATATAAACTTGTAAATCGTTTGATCCGCCTACCGTAAATCCTGCGTCGGCAAATTCAACACTAAAGTCAAAGATAGTTGGTTGTCCAGACTGCGTAGTAACATAATTTGTTGCATCGAGACCGTTTAGTTTAGCAGCATTAGAAGCTGTTCCCCAAAACACATGATCCGTTGCAGTTTTTCCGCCTGTTGATCCAAGAGTATTAACTAGTGTTATACCTTTTTTAACTACGTCAAACCCAGGAATAACATTTTCAGCATCTGTGCTATCAATAGTAAATGCATCGTTTGATATAACATGTACAACAGTGTCATTAATAACTGAAACAATAACAGAACGGTTAGTACCTTGTGTATCACGAACAGTACGTGATTGCATCTGTGTAACGCCTTCGCCTGCGTCTTGGGGTCCTACTAAAACAAAGTCTGTTCCGTTATATGCATACAACTGTTCGTTTCCAGTATCCCACCAAAAATCACCTTCTGTTAATCCTGATGGTGCAGCAGAACTAATTTCTGCGCCACCGGTTGTACGGAATTTAGATCCGTCATAGAACTTTAGCTTTGAATTAGAACTGTCAAACCAAATCTGTCCGCTGATCGCTTTTGGTGGTGCAGTTGATCCTGCAAAGTTTTCTAGCAAGTATACAAAGTTTTCGTTTTGGATTTCTCCATAACCTGCATAGTTTTTACCAACTAACTTTAAATCAGTTGTTTGGTCAATTGTTCCGTCTTCGACTACTGTTAAGACTGTTCTGTTATATCTATCGATAGTGTATGCCATCTGTTGAACCCCTGTTATATTACATATTTATCGTATTTACTTATTATACGGTACTTACCCACTGCCAGGCCCCGCCTGTAGTGTTAAATGTCATTAGTACCCTACTAGGACTAAAGTTAGCTGTACCAGAAACTGTATCAAACGATATATCTTGTACTACTGATTGCGCAGAAGAATCGTCTGCTAAGACACTTAAATAGCTCTTATTCATAGCCGATTGTACATCAATGCCTGTAACACTTACACTTGCATACGAGGTACAATGAATTCTTGCTGTTAACCCGTCTGGAAGTCCTGCACCTGGATATATATCGTCTAAAATTCCTAAAACATCTGCATATGGGTTTACTGCCGACGGTGTCGTTAATCCTGTAGTATCTAAAGTAAATCCTAAATCATTTGTTCCGAGTGCAGCATCTACATAAGACTTTGTTGCTGCATCTTGGGCATCTGTAGGATTAGTTAAATCTGTTATCTTAGATGTACTAACGCTAATATCACCGTCTGGATTAATAGTTAATCCAGCACCTGTGGTTGATATCGTATTGCCGTCTAATGTAATGTTATCAACATCTAGTTCAACTAATGTACCTACCCTAGTTAATCCGCTTGCAGTTGCTACTGTAGATCCTAACTCTAATCTACTAAGAAGCATTGTGTTTCCAATTTTGTATTCTTTGCCCGTATCAAGGTTAAAATCTTGATTAGACGTCCAGCAGTTGGTAGCATTTTTCCAAGTAAGCGTTTTATCGCTGTCTGTTGATTTTAGAATGACGCCTCCGCCATCTGCAACGGAATCATCACCTGATGCTGCGCCTTCTGAAATTCCTAATTCTATATTTTTATCTTCAACTTGTAGTGTAGCAACATTTACATAAGTTGCCTCGCCTTGTACTGTAAGATTTCCTAAAATTTCTGTATTGCCAGATACTAATAAATCTTTTCTTTCGCCAGTTGCATCGCGACCAATTGTTAAACCATTTACAGTTGGACTAGTATTGTAAAGTGAAACTCTTTCATTTGTGGCATCAATAAACATTGCAGTTTTAAATTGGTTTCCGGTCCTTGTTCTAATTGCAATATTAGATCCGCTTTGTTGTGTTTCTAACGTAGTAGTTGTTCCTACAATTTTTAAATTTGCATATTCAGTGTCGTCAATTCCAACACTTAGGCCTGCACTATTTTTAATTTTAATACTTCCAGTTGTTTCGCCATTTCTAGTGGTTGGTAGAAAATCTACTGAAGAAAAAGCATTACCTTCAGCATCAACAAGTGATCTTGCTTCAGCTGCTGTACCTCTATACCAATAATTTGTTTGGTCTACTAAGTTAAATCCTTGTAATACTAATTGTCGTTTCGGAATAACAACATCATCCGGATCATCCGGATAACCTGCAACTTTATTATCTCCTGAAAGTCTAAACTCTTCTTTTGATATAATACCAAATAGTGTTCCGCCCATCCATATTTTAAGGATTACACGCTCACGTGCTGAAATATCAACAACCGACGCAACTTCAAATCCAGTTTGTCCTTGTCCGGCATCATATTCAGGACCTACTAATACTAAGTCTGTGCCATCAAAGAAATACATTTTGTTATTAGCGTTATCAATCCAAATATCACCTGCAACCATGTCAGGGCGACTAGAGCTTACAATAGGGCCGCCAGCAGTTCTAAATGAATTACCATCATATAGTTTCATCCTTTGCTCGGCAGTGTCGTACCACATTTGTCCTACTAACGGATTTCCTGGTGCTGCACTGCTGGCAAAATTTTCGATTATCTTAATAAAGTTTTCATTAAAGGCTTCGCCAAAGCCTTTATAATTTTTTCCAACTAATGTTATGTCAGTAGTTGTAGTATCTATGCCGCCATCAGCTAATTCTACTAATAATTCGCCATCTGTTTTGTTTAACTTGTAACTCATTTTATATTGCCCTGCCAGTGTAAATGATATAATTCATAGTTAGTGTTGGTTGCATAATGTTCAATGCTGTTCCAAGGTCGTTCGATGTTAAAACGCCGCCGCTGTTTGGCAGAGCCTGTCCATTTCCTAATCCTGTCGGAGCATCATATACAATAGCATCCGAATCTCTTGGTGTTCCGGAAACATCTCTTAATGCATAGTACTGATCTCCTTGATCACCTTTTAAATCGTGTACGTGTTCTGGTAAGTTTTCGACTAAAATATTTTCTGTTTCAGAACCACCTACTTGTCCGATGCCATCTGCATAATCTGCTTCAACAACATTGGCACTCGTTCCGCCCATGTTATCAGCACCTAATGGCATTCTACCTCTTAGATCAGGAACTTTAAAGAATCCTGAAGTAACTGTAACCCTTGCACCAAACTGATAGCTAATAACGTCAAATAATGCACTATACTCCGAAATTCTATATTCTTGACCATCACATAACAGCCATCCTGCAGGAGCAATAACTCCTACATAAGGAAGTACTACGCCTGGAGGATTAACCGGTACTGCCGATAATAAATTTCTTCTTGATATTTTATAAAGTCCAGTATTTCCTGATGTTCTGTTAAGAAGAATTTCGTCATCAATTTGAGAAGTTGTTGTTTCATCTTTAGACGAAACAATTGCATTACCGATAGTTGTATTAAAGACTTTTAACGATCCGCCTGTTTGTCCGTCAAATGTTACATCGTCTGCAACAATATCGCCGCTAATTCTAAATGTACTTGCCGATGTTAATTTATTTGCACTTCCTGCAACTCCAGATACTGTACCGTTAACATTACCCGTTAAGTTTCCAACAAATGTAGTTGAATATATGTTCTGCCATTTTGAAGTTGCAGAACCTAAATTCCTAGTATTATTTCCGTCTGGAATGGTATTAGCAAGTGTAGTAACACCGGATATTTGTGCAGTTCCGCCGACATTTAAATTTTTAGCAACGCCTACGCCGCCTTTTGTAATAATACTACCTGTTCCTATTGTAGAACTTTGAGTAGTGCCATTAACTAGTACAGACGAATCAGTTTGTATATTACCTATAACATCTAATGCTTCGTCTGGAGCTTCGTTATTAATACCTAATCTAAGTTCACTATCCACACGCAAAACAGTTCTAGTTCTGCCGCCGCTTTTAACACGAACATCAATGTTAGATCCTTCGATTTGGTGTTGAATGATGCCTGCTTGTCCTTCAACACCGATATTAAGTGCAGCGTCAGATCCGATAACTACACCGGAATTGCTCTGTACATTTATCGGAAATAGTGTAGTACTTGTAGTATCGCCCCTTAAAAAGTTTCCAGCAAAGACTGTGTCGTTATTAACAACAAGTCCTTCTGCTTTTTCTGCTGTACCGTAGTATTTTGGAGACCCTTGTCCAGTAATATCACGTGTTGATAAATTAACTCCAGGACGTATTGTAGTGAACCCTGGAATAACAATCTTTGGTACAAATTGATTTGAAGAAATAATTGCAACCGGTTGTGCATTTACTTCGACTTGTATTACTTGATAAGTTTCGTTATCGGTGCCTATTACCGATATTGGGCTTACACCTGTTGCAAGGCCATCGCTAAACTGAGGTCCGATCAATACCCAGCCTGATCCTGAGTTTAAATAAAGTTGTTGGTTATCTGTGTCTACCCAAAGATCTCCAGTCTGTGTTAGTGCAACATCTGGTTGATCAGCGGCTTTATTAAGGCCGCCGGACGGTACCCAACTAGTTCCGTCGTATACTTTAAGTTGTTCTGCTCCGGGTGTAGTGTTATACCACAGCTGACCTTCTATAGGCCTTGCTGGTTCTGTTGCACTAGCAAAGTTTTCTAATACATGCAAAAAGT